TTCTTGATCTTTTCATCTTTTCCGGCAAGGATGGTATCACCCTCTTGTACTGCTGTAGCCGCTCCGGCCTCGAAGATCTCCTGATATGCTTCAGGATCTGAAATCTTCAGAGACTCAGCAGAAACTACGGTTTCTTTTTTCAATGCATTTGGCATTGTACTTCCTCCGTATGTACTCTTTTCTTTTAAGAGTTTTTCAAATGAGCCTAACCGGTCAGCCATTCCAGCTTCTACAGCATCCTTGCCAACCAGTATTCCGCCACGGCCAAACTTAGTTCTTACAGTTTCTTCCGTGACACCAACATTTTCTGCTACTGTAGAAATAAACACATCGGCAAGAGCATTTAATTCTCCAATAACAACCTTCTGCCCTTCTTTCGTGTTGATATCAACACGTTTGTTGGGACTTGCAGTGTTTGTAATCTCAATCCGAGATGAATCTTTAGCCGGATAAGCGACTACAACTCCTATACTACCTACACGGGCAGTAGCATCAAGTACTACCTCATTCGCCGCAGTTGCCAACCAGTAGGCCGCTGAAGCTCCTGTTCCACTTACGTAAGCTGTAATATCTTTCTTACTTCTTGCATCTTTAATGATCCCAGCCATCTCATTAACACCTGTGACAGCCCCACCGGGGGAATCAATATCAAGTATAATTGAATTAACTGAATCATCATCAAGAGCAACTTGGAAATCTTTAGCTAAAGCTGAGATAGAAGTAGCTCCACTCATTTCAGTCATAAGATTTGATTTTGGAAAAATTGGACCAGAAATTGGGATATGAGCAACTCCATCTCTAACAAACGCCGTTTTAGTTTCTTCAAGAGGTTCTGACATTCTCAGCTTAACAGCTTCTAAGTCCCCCTCTCTTTTGGCGATTTCAATTATCGACATCATCCAATCTTCCTCGATTAACCAAGGAGTATTGAATAATTGAGCAAATATCCGTTCGTAAGACTTGTTCTTTTTAATCTTAGGCATAAGCTTCTCCATCCATTAAGTTTTACTTAGAATATATCCTCGGTAACAGTATGTCAAGAAATTTATTCAATTACTGATCCTTCTTCAGAGGGAGGAGGAGGAGGAGGGGGATTAGAGGGCTTTTTAGAGCCTTGAGAGCCTTCTACACTTCCTTCCTGTGACTTTGCTTGATTACTTTCTAAATCTGCTGTCAGCGGCAACTCAGGCAATGTTTCCTCTTCTGTAGAATATTGCATCCGTTTTGTTTTATATCCACTAAAACCAAGTTTTCTTGCAATAATCTCTCTTGGTATACCAAGAACTTCTGCAAGTGATGGATGCTTAACTCCAAGGTATGCTTTTGTTTTGCCCTCAATATCATCAATCTCTGAAATAGGGAATTCAAAATCTACCATTTTATAAGCTGGTTTAACTACATTCTTCATTATCGGTTTCTTGTTCTTGAACTCAGTCACTTCTTTTACTTTAAACTTTTCAGGAAAAGTAGTTACCTGAGAACGAAGAAATAAAACAGCACGCCAAAAGTCATATCGTAAGTACCGTTCAAAGTATGCTATCTGATCTGCTGTTCTATCAGACTGTGGTCCACGTGAGGCTTTCACCCCTCCGAAGGTACTTCCCTTAGTAACACCAGTAATCATGTCTTCCGGTCTGTTGAGTCCGGAAGTAACCATGTGCATGATGTCTGTATCAGCTTCTGATATTTTAGGAAGACTTGGATTCTTACACTCAAGAGTTATTCCTGGAGGAAGTACAATAGTTCCTCCAGGGGTCTTCTTTGCGAAAAGCCCTGTATCCTTCTTTTGTTCCGGAGTAAGTTTAAGCCAAGTTCTATAAGCTTTATTATCAGCTATGCTGGCTACCCAAAGATAAGAGCCTGAAGATTTCTTATGATCGATTTCCCATTTCTTCAAATTCTCATAATGGTTGATCCAAAGAATAGTAGTACGAATATGGGATACATTACGTTTTGTCAGGAACCCTCTATCCCATTCTACAATAAATCTTTTAAATCCACCAATCTTTCTGAACTTAGGTAATCCACTTTTAGAGGAAGCTTCATCCTTTGCGTTATATCCAGTCTGTCCTTTAAGCTTCTTATACATTTCTGGATAATAAGCAAGGTTAATTGATGGGATTAATGTGGTTACTTTTTTAGGGACAGTTTCATTGGTTGTAGATTCAAAACGGTACATCAGAGGCATTGTCTGTTTATCAGGATGGAAATAAATACCGCTGTTGGCATCTCCTCCACCTTTAAGACTGGATGGATCCATAAAATCAACTTCAACAAATCCGTTTGTGTGCAGAGTAAGAGAAAGAAAAAGCTCTCCCTCAATCTCTGATCGTGCAACATACTTTGTTAGATTCTTATACAAGGCATTTCTTGGGTCATCCCATATATCATCAATAACCTCCTGAATCTCAGCATTCTCGGAAGTGATCTCAAAACCAAATCCAGTTAAACTACCCATAAAGTCTCTTACGTGCGAGTTAATCTGGGGATTATTAATAAACTTATTCCAACATTCAAGTTGTAAGTTAGTAAATCCAGCAAAGTCTTTTAATGGATTAACATTAAAGCCATCTTCGTCTACTTGCTGTACAGAAGGACTAGAAGACCAAGGCATAGAGGATTGTGCAATATGTTGTAAGACATCATCAGGCATTTCATCTATTACCTGTTCATATTCTTTCTGATCCATTATCTTCTCCTTGTAACAACGATTCGTCAGAATCGTTTATAATAGCTTTAGCTATTATTTAGTAGTTATCATTAAGTCTTTTATAGGTAGTAGTTTTTGCATAGGGGGTGTATGCAAAAACTACTAGGGGTCCAACATCTTTTTTATCTTGCTCAATAATACCTTATTTTTGTATAAAAGCAACAGTAAATGCCTTATTTTGTTTAATTCTATCAATATTTGCCTACTAAACCACTATTTTTGTACATTTCTGCGAATAAAACAGTATTTTTACGTTGTACAAGGTCATCTACTCCTAGATTCCTTCCTCCATATATAGATAAACCCGTTGCAAACATAGCATCATCTTGTATTCCGAACTTCTCATTCTTCTGAGGAGAACCATACCACTTCTTAAATGGATTACTATCGAATATTAAAGCTTCCTCTTCAAGGATGTCTGTACCTTGCACTCCAGGAACTCTAATTCTGGGAGATTTAAACCTTCCAGTTTTATATAAGGTATACAGTTCAGTAAAGCAATTTCTTTGTCTTTCGTAGGTAGGGGAAATTGGTTCAAATTGTATTTCTTGTTCTTCGCACCATGGAGCAATATCCACATTCCCCATCTCTCAGCACATAGGGTTTCTATACTACCAAACTCATCTCGTACTGCTTTCATGGTGTTTTTTATATGCTCTAATTCATTGGATTCTATATGAGCCAAGTGAATAACGAAGTACATATAATTCTTAACCATTCCCTCTTCAATATACATATCAGGATTATTACGGGAATTAGGAAGACCTTTTGCTACAAATGTCATGATGGTTTTAGCACCAAGCATCTTATTAATCTTCATGGGATCTGCTCTATCTACACCACAAAGGATAGCAAAATCTGTTTTGTATAGATCACTGAGGTGTTCCAGATCATCCAGATCAGCCATTTTAGGATGTAAAGAACCATCCGTAAGGGTATAATAATCGTGAATATTGATTAAATCCTTCATGGATTCATCACCAACTGTATCCAGTACCTTTTCTTTTTCTATTTTTTCCTTAACAGCCTTTCTGGAATGAACACTTTCGATTCGTTTAACTACATCAGCTTGCATTCCAATAGTACCATGAATGCCTAAATGATGAGTGGCTTCTACTAAAGCGGCTGTGAACATCTTATTGGAACCTGCTTCCCATACATTACGGAAGTACCTATCAAATTCGATAGCAGGAAATTTAGTCCTGTAGGAGTCCAACTGTTTCTGAGTCATCTGAGGATTCCAATAATCCTTATGAGAACCTTGTTCTGAGAAGCGATAAGATACAAAGAGTGTGGGATCTTCGTTTCTGGTATAAGACTTATACATCTTATAAAGGATATGGGACTTTTCTGAAACGGTTGAATCAATAACACCCATAGCATTAGGCATATTACGAATACTACCATCAAGCTGTACAAAGAATTTAGGGTTGTTCATATCGAACATTTCAGAAAAGGTATATCCTGTTACATTGGATACAATACCTGAGAAAGAGGAAATACTCCTAAAGAATGATCCAATATTACCATCCTTGTCACGTAGCCGTACTTCTTTCTCCTGAATGTTCCGCCTACCAATAATTTTAAGTAGCTTAGGTGAGTTCAGGATAATATCTTTCATAATATCATAATGGACAAATTTTACTTGATCTTTGGAGTTAGCACCAAGCATAATTTGTTGACGAGGAAAGCAAAAGAATTTCCATAGTTGAAAGAGACAACAGAACAAGGATTTTCCTTCTCCACGCATCCAGATAAGAATAATCAGTCTGTGTTTAAATAAACCATCCTTCATCTGTAGAGCATCACGGGCTACGACCTTTTGGTTTTCCCAGATGTCCTGATATGAGCGTCCTGTTTCAGGGTATTTATAATCAGACATTTCAGAGATAGCTGTCCATACAGGAATGGATGCTCCTTCGGCATATACAGCAAGATGGATATAATCCTCTACCCACCATCCAAATCCATTACCTCCGTTACGATAGTCAGTCATT